TTTACAAAATGTATAGGGTCTTCCATACATTTAGCAATCTCTCTTATTTGTTCTTCGGTGTATTCTTGTTTGAGATTTGCTTTGTAAAGATTAGGATTACCTAAGTACGCTTCACTCATCATTTACCTTTTTAAAATCTTTATCTTCTTCACTTTGAACTTGTGTGTTTTTGTTCTTTAGCATTTTATGTAATTCTGCTGATGAACCTACAAACAAGGCCTGTTTAATGTTTGTATTATTTGTTTTGTTAGGAACGTCTTTTAATGTTTTAAGTTTGCCTTGTAAGTCTTGTAGTTTATCAACTGTATCAGCAACTTGTTTAATAAGATTACCTGCAACTTCATAAGCACGAGGATGTTGACTTTCGTTTGCAATATCAAGTATACCTTGAATTGCGTCTTGGCCTCGTTCTATAAGATTGTAATAATTTTCTCTACTGTATTTGTAATCATTATCTACATCCTCTTTTTCTTTATCTTCCATTCTAGGAACAGGAGGAGTGTATTCTTTTTTAACTACAGCTTTAGTAACAGGCTTTTGTTCAGTAGAGATACCAAGAGCTTCATTTATTTTGTCGTCTATACTCATAATTATTCATCATCATCACTTGTTGGATTATAGTTTTTAGAGTCAGTAAAGGTACTTATAGTTGTAGTAAACCCAAAATCATCATTTGCATCAGCACTTGTTGGATTAGGAACGACAACTATTCTTTCTTCTCTTTTACTAGTTGTATCTGTATCAGAATATAAATCAGATTGTGTTTCTTTAATAACTTTGCCAGAATATATTGGACCATATAAGTATGTTTTAGCAGTAAACCCTAAAGTATAATTAACTGCTCGTCTAGTTGTAAACGAACCATCGTAACTATCTTCATAGTTTACACTATTTAAAGTTATAGGTACATCTCTTTTAATTCCCATTTCAGGTATTGCATTAATTGTAACTGTATAATCTGGCTGAAAATAAGGTAAAATTTGTTCTATAATTTGTAGTCCACCTTCAGCAGTTGCTGTAAATGAATATAAATTAAAACTTATATTGTATGGAACAGGGTTATATTGGTAATACATTTTACTTGCATCTGAAGTATTAACATTTTTAAATTTACCAACTCTTTGTAGTTTACGACCTGCATCATAAGATATTCCTGATATTTCAAAACCCATACGAGGTAAAGTTATTGAAAATTCTTTTTGCGTTAAGTCTGGTTGTTGCTCTAATCTTACTAAAAACTTTTCTTTTGGAGAGTATGATAAAGGTACTTTTATTTTTTGTACAACATCACCATCACTGTTTGTTCTATGAATAATTATATTGTTAAATATTGTACCAAATGCAACAACAACTTTTCTTAATGACTCGTGGTAAAATCTTCTTCCAAACATTATAAACTTTCCTCATCTACTTCACCAAAAGGATTTCTTTCTGTAAAGTCTAGTATATCATCATCTGTTGAAACAGTACCAAAACCAGCATCTGATTCATATGTATCATTATCGGCATAATCTCTTGTCTGAGCAGCCAAATTAAATGTATCGTTTTCTAATATTAGATGATCAATATTACCTAATGTTGTATCTGTTGATTCTAATAACATTGCACTACCATCCTCTAATTGTAACTGATTTTGTAATAGATCAATAGATAGATTAGTTTCAGCTTCATTAAGTTGAGGTATAGTACCTTGAATTTTTTCCGAACTGTACTCAAATTTAGTAGCACGTAATTTATAAACTGGTAAATTACCTAATTGAAAGAATGGTTCCTGATCTTCAACAAATTGTATTTCAAAAAAAGAATTAAATAAAGGTACGTATATTAAATCACCTTCGTTAGGTCTACCGTCTTTAATTAATGTTGCTGTATTATCTACTTGATTTTGCCATCTTCGTTTTGCAATAACAAATGTTGTGTCATCTCTTATTTCTAAACCAAATTTAGAAATTAATTCTTGTTCACCTTGGAATCCTTCAGTAGTTTCAATATACATTTCAACTAAATATGAGTCATCAAACTTAGAAAGTACATCTTCACCTAAAATTAAATCCTGATTAACTAATGTTCGTGGTAAGTAAAATACATCTTGGCCATATATCTTTAGGCCTTCTATAATTAAATCTTCGTGTAATCTTTTTTCTGAATCACTTCCGATCCCATTGCCACCTTGAAAGTAATGATTAACTGGCATGGCATTATCCTATCATGTATGTTACAGGCGTTTCGTATGTGCCTCTTATTTCTTCTTCTAATTTTCTTATATCTTCTTGTGCTTCTGAAAATAATTGTTGACCATTTAGTGATACTCCACCAATCATAGTCACACCATTAAATTTTGATAGGTTTGCACCCCATTGTCTTTTAAATAAGGCTGTGACATATCTTTTTAAGTATATGTCATTATAAACATCTGTCATAACTGTAGGGTCTAGTTTTCTAAAACATTCAATTACAAGATACTCTCCAACAGATATATCAGTTTTCCAATCCATATCCACATACAATCTATTATTGTATTGATTAAATCTTATAGGTTTCTCACCTACTAATATGTGATCTAAAAAATCTAAATGTTTCATCACCATTTCATAATGAATAATTGATGTTGATGAAAAATCATACAGATCGTTTAATCTCATTTGATATCGTATATCAAACATATTTTGATTGCCTCTATTTGATAGAGGAAATATTCTTGTAACTGCTAATACAGCTTCTGGTACCACTATGAAATTATTTTGTTCAGTCCATGTAGTAGTTACAGAATTTTTAGTTATACTTGAAGATGTATCTCCATCAGGAGATTTAATTCTATCTACGTCTGCTTGAGTAACTTGATATTTTAGATATGTTCTTTCAACACCATCATAGTGATATTGTGCAAAATATTGTAATGCTTCATCTAATCTATCTTCTAATTGATCATCATCTACATTGATTTCAATTACAGGTTTCCCTAGTGTTCTTAGGGCATACTGTTTTAATTCTTCTCTTGTTGATGGATTTGCCATAGTATTCCTTTATAATTCTATGGTATATTTATAAGAATAAAAATATATGTTTTAGTTTTTTTAAAAGATAAGTTATTAATTAAATCAGTTAATATAATCAAAGGCAATAATCAAATCATCACAACCATAATTATAATTTTCATTTATTTTTATATCCTGATGCCGATGATCGCAATAATGATTAGACTTATAATTAACACCAAAAATACCGATATTTTTGCTACGACTAATACAAGGAGTTATTGAGAACATTTTTTTATCTTTTTTCATTTTAATAGATAAGTTATGATCCCACCCGTTTTGATATGTATGATCCCAAAATGATTTTATAAAATTATTCCAATTGATTTTTGTAGTTCCCCATCCCCAAGGAACAAAAAGATTATTTTTGAATAACTTTGTACTAAGTTGTACATCATCATTTGAAAAAGACCTACTAAATAAATTATAAAAAATAACTGATGAAATATTTTTTGTTTTATTATGCATATACTCTAATAATTTTAAACTATCTTTTGCAACTACAATATCATCTTCAGCCATAACAACAAAATCATATTTTAAGTTGTCAAAAGAATAACTTAATGCATTATACATAGCAGCATTCACACCTTGTTTTGGATTACTAATTTTAATTTGTACTTTTTGTTTTGAAGGATTAACTTTCTCTTTAATAAATTTTCTTATAAGATTTTTAATTTCCTGTGTTTTATCAGAATAATCTAAGAAGAAATATAAATCATACTCATTTATTTTATCTACATTTTTCCATGAGTTTAATACTTCTGAAAAATAATTTGGACGATTGTATGCTATAAAATTTATACATTTTTTCATATTAGTTTACCATAAATATCATTATGAATATATTTATAAATGGTCTACAAAGAACAGGCACCAATTACGTCTTTAAGTTGTTTCAACAAAATCTACCTAGTATAGAATTTAAAGAGGATACTCATCATCCCTATTATCATAAACATGATTTATATAATCTTAAAAATCCTTTTACAGACAAATATTCAGATAAAATATTAACGATTATTAAACATCCTTATAGTTGGGTCGAAAGTATTTGTTTTCGTAATTGTGTGGATATTAAGACTTTCTTTCCTAATTATAATCTACATAATCAAAAAGATCACTGTGGCCCATTTTCAATCAACTTAAAAAATCTGTGTAAATTATACTATGATTGGTATAACACTTGGTTAGATGTACCACAAGTTAACTTAATACCCTATGAAAGATTATTAGCAGAAAGAGATGTAAGAAGAAATATCAAAAGAATATTTAATATATATCCTAAAACGATACACATACCCCAAAAAGTGTCTATGTCTGATGATTGGGATAATAAGAGAAAAGAACTATATAAAAATTATAAAACACAATATCTAAATGCTAAAGAAAAACAAATCATTAAAGAGTGTTTACCTAAAGACTTTCTTAAACGTATTAAATATAACTTATCTTAATCTTTCTTTTAACCAATAGTTATCAATATTTGATAATAATCCTAATTCCTCATGAATTTTTATTGGTTGATGAATATTAAAATATATATCTGTATTAGATACAAGATTCCAAATATAATCTGCTCTGTATTTTACAGGTGTTTGAATTTCTATTGCCTTTTTGCAAAATGCTTTACTTGGAGAATAAGCAAAAGTACCGTAAATATCTTCATTTTTGACATATTCTTTAGCAATTCTTTTTAATCCATTATATTCTACACCATCAAAAACTAATACAGAGGTACAATAACTTTTATGAGGTTGAATATACTCAAAAATTTCATAATTATCATAATTACCTTTCATTTTAGTTTTTTGTACTCCAGTAGCATTATAAAATATAACATTACGTGAATTATTATTTATTTTTTCTGGTATATCTTTTAATTGTTGTAGTAACGTTTCATCAAAAGTAATATCATCTTCTAATATGAGAACTCGTTTCTTTTCTTTTAATATGTCTTTGTACATATTAATATGAGATAATGCACAGCCAAGAGCGCCTAAATTTAATTTTTTATCATTGTAAAGATTACTATTAGTACAATTATAATCATAAAACCTATCTACATTTTGCAATTCTTTACCATAAACAGCTTCACAAAATTTGTAATTGATTATGTTATATTTGTTTAATAATGAAATGACGTGTTTTTTTCTTTCTATGTCTTTTTTAAGATTTAAAATGTAAAGCTTCATTATATTTTTCCTTTACTTGTTTCAATATTGCGTCGTGCTCCCTTTTTTTATTTTTTCTTGTATGTATTTTTGATAAACTATTTTTAATATCTATGTTATAAAGAAATCTAGGTGTTGAATCAAAAAAAACCGAACAATTTATTTCCCTTAATTTTATAAACAAGGTATTGTCTTGCCAACCATATAATGGAATTCCTACTTTTTTAATAATTTTCGACTTTATAAACGAAGTGCCTGAAAAAGGCCCTCGATATGAACCTTCGTATGTAAACATCTCATTCCAATTTCTTTTATCTATATCACATAGTATCCAATCGCGTCCATCGGTTCTTTTAAAACTTATAGCGTGAATATCGTAGTTATCATTAATATTATCTAAATAGTTAGGAAACATAATATCATCTATGTCAGAGAAACAATACCAATCACAATTACAATGATCTACAGCAGCCTGTCTAAACGCAGTTATTGGATAAGGTTTAAAATTTGGATCTGCTAATATTACTTCATAAGGACAGTCTGAAAGGGATTTATCTGAAACTACGAATATTTGATCAGGTTTTGTATTAAGTAATTCAACCTGTTTAATCCAATCTTTACCATACTTTTCCCAATAACCACCCCAAGCACAGGTATATAATGTTTTAGTAGTTCTATTACTCATCTATAAGGAACCCAATCTGGATCAATTCTAAACGTATATGGAAGGCCAAACATATATAATTTAGGATTTTCATACATTGTTTCTTGTAAATATCTTCCAAAAATTCTAGACCACGATATAGGATAATGGCCATACTTATCATAGTCTATAACTTTCTTTTCTCCTCCACCACCACCAAATCCACCAGGTATGGCTCTTTGGTGATATGTTCCTGGATTATCAATTAATTGTGGATAGATGCTGTTTAAATATCCAATAATTTTATCATACCATAAGTTTGCAAATTTTGTGTTAGGTTTAAAAATATATCTACAAGCACCTGCAAGTCTTTCTTTTTCTTTTAGTGACCAGTCTTTTGTCCAAACACCATACTGGCTTGAATGCTCTTGATATCCTATAAAATCTTTGTTTGAATTTTCTAATAGATCAAAATATTGATTAAAATCTTCTCTTAAATATTTTATGTCCATGTAACATCCACCGTGATGTTTCATAAAATATGGTCTTAGATATGCTGATTTATGAGTTGAACTTAATAATTTAAATCCTTTGTAAAGTAAATCAGACTTAACAATATAATTGCTTATATTTTCCTCAGTTATTAATTCAACATCAACGCCAGAATTTTTAACAATAGATTTAAAGCATTTTCTTCTATCAAACGACATTTTTGGACCAAACCAAAAACAATATATTTTTCTGTTGATCATTATTTTTAAATCATTGTTAAGATAACATCACTATCTTTTTTACTTATTGATTTGCTATATCCTAAGGATATAATGTCTGATGTGATTAGATTTAAATCACTGTTAATACTAAAAGTATCTTTTTTATCTCTTTCGAATTGAATTTCTCTAACTGCTAAATTATTTGATTTTAATTGTTCATAAACTTGTTTTAAAATCTTTGGTTCGTGTCCTTCGCAGTCGATTCTCAAATATTCTATTTCACTGATATTATACTTTTCAATCAATGAAGTTAACGTAATATAATTAATAGGATATTCATAGCAAGGCGGCGGATTTATTTGAAATTCTGGATTGATCCATTTATCTCTTGTTTTTAAAGATGAGATTCCTGCCGAAGGTAACATATCGGCTAGAAAAGAAGCAAATGTTTTGTCTTTTATCATTTGTCTACGTTGTTCTTCTGTGAAGTATTCTAACTTAGTCTGTGCTAATTGCTCAGGACTAAAATATGTATATATTAATCCAAGTCCGTTGTTATCAGATATAGCCGAGCATTCCTTTTTAATAGTAGGTGAATTAGGAATAGTGTCTAAGAATTTTTTAATTGGCTCTACTAATATACCGTCAACGTGTAATCCAAAATCGTCAATACTAGTAGCATAAAAACAAGTGCCAATATCTACAAATTTATATTTCATTACTTAACCCATTTATACGGAGTAGCATCAATAACATTCGCATTAATATTATTTTTGAATTGTTCTGCAATAAATAATACGTCATTAACCAATGAATCCTCTAATAACGTAGGATGAAAACCCAAACTTTTTAAACCATGATTTTCAACCTCAAGACTATTTTCAGCTCTTTCTTTACGTGGATTTTGTTGATAGTTTATATCTACGCCAGTTTTTTCAGATATCATTTTTGCTAGATCAATAACTGTTTTTGTTTCTGCTACTTGATTAAATATTCTTACTCGATTACTTTCTGGTGGATTCTCAACACTTCGTCTAATGCAATCTGCACTGTCTTGGATATGAATAAATGCTCTAGTTTGTCCGCCTGTTCCATGAACAGTTAAAGGATAATTAATAGCGGCTTCTACAATAAATCTATTAAGCACTGTACCCCAAATAGCATCGTAATCAAATCTATTTACAAGAGAATCGTGTTTTGTTGTATTTCTAGTTTGTGTGCCCCAAACTATTCCTTGATGAAGATCAGTTACTTTTATTCCCCAATTTTTATTATAGAATTGAAATAATATTTGATCTAAAGATTTAGTCACGTGGTAGATAGACCCTGGATCAGTTGGCCAAAGGATTTGTGTATCTGCACCTGTTGACTTGACTTGAATATCTAAATATCCTTCTGGTATTTTCCCATAGTCATCTTTATAACCATATACTCCCATAGTACCTAGATGTACTAAATGAATATTAGGATTAGTATGTACAATAGCAGTTAGGATATTAGTAGTTCCATTGATATTGTTGTCTACCGTATGTCTTCCTCTTGCAGCTGACATCATTGAGTATGGTGCTGATTTAATTTCAGCAAAATGTACAATAGTATCTATGTCATAGTCTTTTATAATTCTAACAATATCATCATAGTCTTTTGAAAAATCTAAGTATTCGAAATATAGTTCAGAATTATTAAAAACTTCTTTAGCTATTTTTATTCTATTTTCTATAGTTTCAATAGGAGTTATAGAAGTTGACCTTAATTCTGCATCAATTCTTCTTCTGGTTAAATTTTCTCCTATTACTACTTTATGTCCTCTGGATAGTGTTTCTAAAACAGTAGGCCATCCACAAAAACCATCACCGCCAGCGATTAATATATTCTTCATTTTTTTAGTCTTTCTTCTAACCAATCCTCAATATTAACTTGCGGATTATAACCTAATATAGTTTTTGCCTTATCTATATTTGCAAGTGTTGCTCTTGCTTCACCTTTTCTAGGCGGTATGTATGTAGTAGTATGATTATACATTTTTGCTAATTCGTTAATAGAATAATTTTGTCCTCTACCAATATTAAATACTGTGCCAAAATATTTTTTGTCAATTTCTTTCGTTGCAGCCAATATGTTTGCTTGAACAGCGTCTTCTACGTTTGTAAAATCTCTAGTTTGTTCTCCATCACCTACGATCGTAAGAGGTTCATTATTTCTCATTTGTCTTTCAAATATACCCACAACGGTACTATATTGCCCTTTCATAGGTTGTCTATTACCGTAAATATTAAAATATCTAAACACAATTGTTTCTAATCCAAATAAATCACTATACATCTTACAAAGTTTTTCACCAGTAACTTTTCCTACAGCATATGGATTTAATAAATCATCTGGTTGATCTTCTATATTTGGTATTGAATTTAATCCATATCCTGAAGAGGTTGAAGAATAAACAACTCGTTTAACACCCATTTCTCTTGCGGCCTGTAAAACAGAACAAGTGCCCATAACATTTGCATATATTGATTTTAATGGATTAATAATAGATGGTTGTATTCTAGCTTCAGCAGCTAGATGAAATACTACATCTACATCTTTAAAATATGGTTTGATTTGTTCAAAATTCGTTACGTCTAAATTTAAATTTTCAGCATCATCATTATAATAAAATTGTTCTGCTGATTCTGAACTCTCATTATCTATTACAGTGACTTGATGATTATTATGAATTAACTTATCTACTAAGTTTGATCCTATAAATCCTGCACCACCTGTTACTAATACTTTTTTCATATTCTATATACTATATATATACTATGCCCAAATCAGTTTTTTATAAACTTCTTTTGTTGTTTTTTTTTCAAACACATTTAAGTCTTTACGAATAAAAAATGCATTTACTCCATTTTCTGTACAATAAACTAAATCATATCCCATTCTCTCAGCTTGTAAAGTATAAGATAATAAACTTGCACCAAAATCTCTCATTTCATATCCTTTCCAAATATAATTTTCATTATAGGGCATAACATACTCTGTCTTATGATCAAAACAACCATTGTACTCCATAATTACAACTCTAGGATTATATACTGATAGTTTTTCTCTTATATGATAATCGTTACTGTCGATATCTATTGATAATAAATCAAATTCTTTTGGTATTTTAAGTTTTTTAAACACATCTATAATATTGTCTTTATTTAACTTAATTTTAGCAAAAGTACAATTTTTAGGTTTATTTTGAATTTTAATCATATCAAACCAATAACATTTCCATTTTTTATTAATGCATAAGTTTGATGTATTATCTTCAAAATCATCCCCAGCTGTAACTCCTATTTCTACAGCTACTTTGTTTGTGGTGCCAATATTGTCAAAGATATATTCAATTATTCCATCTTCACCACTTTGTGAAAAATATTTCTTTTCATTTTCAGTAGTTATATGCATACTATTTTTATTTATTATACTTTTTTTATTTTTGGAATAATTTTATCGTGGTAATAATGTTTCCAAATTATTTTATCATTATAATCCACATAAGGATTATCTAAATTGTGATTTTTTTTTTCGTTAAAAAATTTAATATTATATTTATTCTTATGTTTTTCAGTAAACTTATATAGAGCTTGAACGACACGAAGATATTTTTGTTTATTAACTTTAATTGGCGCTAATTTATTAACATTTATTTTGTATAAATCATCAAGAGCTTCTTTTATAATAATATTATTTGAATTGACACCCACAAATGCATTTATTATTTCTGGAAATTTATTATAATTAGATTTTACAAAAAAACAATCACACCCCTCTATCAATTCGTCTAATGATATATTGTAAATCATAGCATCATCATCTAAAAAAATTCCACCATTATTATAAAGATAATAATATCTAAATAAATCTGATTTATGAGCACCAGTTAACTGATCATATTTTTTTACAATATTTGTATAATTTAATGAGGGATTTTCTAAAAGATATGATCGTTGTTGAGTATCATTAAAAATATAATATTTCCATTCATCAGACATTCTTTCTTTAATCATATCTTGTACATATTTTGGAATTGATGTAATGCAAGTTTGAATTATGATTTTAGATATCATTATAATTTTGTTAAGATTATATCTTCATCCCATTTAACATTATGGACGTATTCATATTTAAAATCAAACTCACTACAAATATCATAAGCAATATTTTTTAATTTTTTTTGATCAGATAGTTGATTACACTCAAAACGAATCTGTTTATTTATTTTTACTTTATTTTTACGCATTAACTGTATTAGTTGCAACATAATAGTTTCTTCTAAACCTTCAACGTCAACTTTAAAATAATCAATCTCAGTAACACTATTTCTCTTAAATAATTCATCCAAGGTAATCATATCAACTTCAATATTTTTTTGTTCAATAAATTCATTGTCAACAATAGTTTTATCATTTCGTGTGTAAATAGCACTACCACCTGCACCAAGAATGGCACCTAATATAGGATGCTTGTGAATATAGTGGATAGGATCTTCTTTTATATACTTGTTCATCATTCTTGTTAATTCTTTTGTATTATAATATCTGATTTTTGTATTTTTTGGAATAAATACATTAAATTTTACAGTATCTATTTTAGATCCTATAGCCACATTTTCTTTTACAATTGTATCGGAGGACGGCAACACATCTAAATATTCTTTAATAGGTTCTACAAAAATGCCATTAACATTTATTCCTAATTCATCAGTTGATACCATAAAAAATGAACATCCAATATCTATAAATTTATATTTCATAAATTTTTAAACTCATTTCTTAATATGTTAATTATACTTCTATCTTTAACAAAAATAGAGTCTGTTTCTTCATCATTTAAAAAAATATTTTTAATACATACGTTTTTTGATAAATTTATTTTTCTAATAACTTGTGTAAATTCATTATTAATATGAAAAACATAATTATTGGAATCAAAATCTATACAATATCCTTGTTGATATATTCTATAACTTAACTCGTGGTCTTCAGCTAGTTTCCAATTTTTTAAATCTAAGTTTTTATCTTTTACGCCTCCATAATATTTTAAGGTTTCATCAAATTTAAATTTATTAAAAAAATTTCGCTTAGTAACAAAAAATGTAGAACAAAAATATAATCTCTTATCATACTTATCGTGATCATAATCAACCATTGTATGAATATTGTCATCTATAATTGATCTGTCCCAATACCTTCCGCCATTTGGTAAAAAAATTTTATTAGTTAAAAAATTCCAATCATTATTATTATTGTATTCTAAAAAGTTATTTAACCAATTTTTTGGTATCAAAACATCATCATCACAATAAACTACTATTTCAGTATTACATTTTTCAATTATTCTATTTCTTAATTTGCCAATAAATCCGTTATTTGATTCTTCTACAAAGTTATGTAAAAAAATATTCTTGTCTTTATTAATTAAAAATTTTGAAACATTTCCCCCTATATGAATATCACATTTAAAATTTGTTGCATTTTGGATAGATTTGATCGTTTTTTTTGTTAAATCATATCGTTTACCATTAGTAGCTATTACAAAAGAAATTTTGTTACATATATTTTTCATTTTAAATAGTTTTTAGCATATATTGATTTTATCTGTTTGATTTTAATCTTCTTAACTTTTCTAATTTGTTAAAAAGTCTTTTCTTTTTTTTTTGTTTTTCTTTTTTATTGCCAAAAAGTACGCTTTCAAGTTTAGTTAAAATATCATCTCTACCCTTAATTATTTCAAAACCATCATATTGATTTTTACCTGTCCAACCTATGTTATGAACAAACTTGTCTTTAATTTGAGGGTGTAAAAAAGTTAAATTGGGATCAGATTGTATACCACCTTTTCCATAACTTTCATTTAAATTAACATAACTTAATTTAGATGAAACTAACGATTTAGATACAATAAAACCATCGTAAGGTTCTCCCATTTTTATAACATTGTTCACCTTATAATTTTCTTTAAAATGTTGATTAAACACTTTAGTGTCAGGATGTTGACCTGTAAAAATAAGTATTCCACTTTCTACGTGATTTAAATCTTGTGCGTGTTCTAATTGACAAGCTAAAAATTTATCTTTAAGTATGTTTTTAGGAAATTCTGTGTAATTTGAATCTTTAAAAACACAATCACCATCTAACCATATCAAATATTCATTGTTATGTTTATCTAATACATCTTGTATAACAAAGGCCTTATGACTAAAACGAACACACATAGTCTTTATGTAATCAACGTGTTTATTTTTTTCTAAGTATTCTTTTTTCCAAGACTCGTGTTGAGGTATTTCTTGTTTAAAATCTACCCACTGTATATTTGAATGTGTTTGTTTAGGTTTAAAACCTTCGTAATAGATTTTAGCTTTAAATTTATTGTAATAGTTTGCAACTTTAATAAAACTATCTACCCAAGATTTACCATAAAGGTCATAACCATTTTTATTAAATGTTGTAAAAAATAAAATGTCTTTTGATTGTTGTCTTTCTTTAATCATTAACTTCTCTCTTTTTCTCCATGATTCATAATCTTTTTGATCATCTAAACTAACCATAGTATGTATAAGATATTTATTTTGCCTAACTTTACTATCTAATATAAAATCAACCTCGTTATTAGAAATATAATTTGTACCTATAACTTTATAATAATCTCGTACAGATTGATGTAGGCCGTGCATTCCCCACGATTGTGATTCTTTTTTATTAATATTATCTGTTTCTGATAACATACGATCAATTGCCATTTTGATAGCAGGATGCTTAGGTACGGCACCAAAAAAATAATTACCTATGTTATTAATTTCTCTTATGAATACAGCCTTAGCTTTAGGATTGGTAAAATAATTTAAATTCATTTTACAAGTAATGTCTAAATCTGAATAATAACCACCGTGAATATAAACAACAGCCAATCTCCAAAAATCAGCACGATTAATGGGTTGAGGTAATTGTAAATATTTTAAATGAGTTTCTTTGCCAAAATGTTTTAAAATAAAATCAGAACATTGCTGATCATCCATAAACTCTTTTTTAAGTTGAGAATTACTGTAGTTCCAAGACTCTGATTGTTTTTTAAGTAAATTTGGTAAAGTTTTAGTTTTCCAAGTTTGCCATAATATATTGGGTATCATATCTCATACTATTTAGTCAACAATTGAAAAGATGTCTTTTATATTTGGCGTTTCGTAGATGTAGACATATCCAGCGCCGTTACCACTACCAGAATCTCCATCACGTGATATTAATATTTTACCGCCGCCTATAAAAACTTTTTTACTAAAACTACTACCATTTGTTGATGTGGGTATTATCTTTTCTAATTCGTTACCGTCTAGATCAAAAACATATGCAGATTGATTAGTGCCTGCATAATGTCCTACCACTATTCTACCGTTACCTACAGCAACTGACTCGCCAAAGTAGTTTGTTGCACCATCTGAAGGTGTAATTTTTGCTAGTTGGCTGCCATCAAGGTCAAAGATGTAGGCTGAGCCTGAACTAGAACCAATAGGAGCAGCCCCTACCACTATTCTGCCTGAGCCTACAGCAACTGATCGGCCAAAGCGATCATTAAGAGTACCATCTGAAGGTGTAATTTTTGCTAGTTGGTTACCATCAAGGTCAAAGATGTATGAGCTTCTATTTCCCCCAACCCCTACCACTATTCTACCGTTACCTACAGCAACAGAATGGCCAAATTCATCATCAGCAGCCCCATCTGAAGCTGTGATCTTGGCCAATTGGGTACCATCTAGGTCAAAGATGTAGGCCGAGCCTGATCTATTACCATTGTCGTCATCTTTAGAAGCCCCTACCACTATTCTACCACAACCTACAGCAACAGAATAGCCAAATATATCATTAGCAGCCCCATCGGAAGCCGTGATCTTGGTTTCATTGGTTCCATCTAGGTTATAGATGTAGGCTGAGCCTGAATTAGTACCATTGTCGTCATCTTGGTGAGCCCCTACCACTATTCTACCACACCCTACAGCAACTGAATTGCCAAAGCGATCATCCGCAGCACCATCGGAAGCCGTGATCTTGGCTAATTGGGTACCATTAAGGTCAAAGATGTAGGCTGAGCCTGATTCAGAACCATTGTCGTCATCTCCCTCAGACCCAACCACTATTCTATCGTCACCCACAGCAATAGAAGTGCCAAATCCATCATTATATGCAGCGTCTGAGGATTGTATTACAGTTTCATTTGAAGGGATTGTCGTTAAATCTAAATCGCCTTCCGTTGAAAATAGGCCTATTTTATTGTCGTATTGTGAATATGTTGTTTTAAATGCCATAGTTTTATCCTGTTAATCTTGTGTATTGGCCGATTCTATTATCGGCAATTTTTTCTACATAATCGTCATAGTATTCGTTGGTGTTGTAGATATAAGCTGAGCCTGATTCAGAACCATTGTCGTCATCCCCATAAGCCCCTAACACTATTCTGCCTGAACCTATAGCAACAGAATAGCCAAAGGAATCACTAGCAGCACCATCTGAAGCTGTGATTTTGGTTTCATTGGTTCCATCTAGGTTAAAGATGTAGGCTGAGCCTGAAAAAGAACCATTGTCGCCATCTCCATTAGCACCCACCACTATTCTACCGCATCCTACAGCAACTGATTTACCAAATTGATCATCTTCTCTAGCACCATCTGAATTTGTGATCTTGGCCAATTGGGTTCCATCTAGGTCAAAGATGTAGGCTGAGCCTGATCTATTACCATTGTCGTCATCTAGGGGAGCCCCTACCACTATTCTACCACCACCTACAGCAACTGAATTGCCAAACCAATCACCAGTAGCACCATCGGAAGCAGTGATCTTGGCCAATTGGTTTCCATCTAAGTCAAAGATGTAGGCTGAACCTGATTGAGAACCATTATCGGTATCCCATTGAGCCCCTACCACTATTCTTCCAGAGCCTACAGCAACAGAATAGCCAAATCTATCACCAGCAACACCATCTGAAGCTGTTATTTTAGCTAATTGGGTTCCATCAAGGTCAAAGATATAGGCAGCGCCTTGATTGCTGTTCTTTCCATCAGCCCCTACCACTATTCTACCTGAACCTGCAGCAACTGAAAAGCCAAAATCATCACTAGCAGCACCATCGGAAGCCGTGATCTTGGTTTCATTGGTTCCATCTAGGTCAAAGATGTAGGCTGAGCCTGAAGAAGAACCATTGTCGTCATCCCGGTAAGCCCCCACCACTATTTTACCACACCCTACAGCAACAGAATAGCCAAATTTATCACCAGTAGCCCCATCGGAAACCGTGATATTGGTTTCATTGGTTCCATCTAGGTTATAGATATAGGCAGCGCCTTGATCGCTGTTCCCGTCTTCAGCCCCCACCACTATTCTACCGTCACCTACAGCAACTGACCAGCCAAAATGATCACTACTAGTACCATCGGAAGCAGTGATTTTGTTTTCCGTACTTGCAACTGTAGCGGCCTCACTATAAGCAAATGAACTATTGCCTATCTCACCTTTATCTCCAAAGACTAAATTTTGATTTGTTTTTGATCCTGAATAAAATGCCATGTGTTAAACCTCGTTGTATATTAAATCGTATGGTGTATAAACTCTTGGTGTTTCGTAGATGTAAGCTGAGCCTGAATCAGTACCATTGTCGTCATTTCCATCAGCCCCTACCACTATTCTACCGTTACCTACAGCAACTGAATGTCCAAATGAATCATCAACAGCACCATCTGAAGCTGTAATCTTGGCTAATTGGGTTCCATCAAGGTCAAAGATGTAGGCTGAACCTGAAGAATTACCATTGTCGTCATCTCCATAAGCCCCTACCACTATTCTACCAGAGCCTACAGCAACTGATATGCCAAAGTAATCACCAGAAGCTCCATCCGAAGCAGTAATCTTAGCTATTTGGGTTCCATCAAGGTCAAAGATGTAGGCTGAGCCTGATTGACTACCATTGTCGTCATCATAATAAGCCCCTACCACTATTCTGCCTGAGCCTATAGCAACTGAATAGCCAAACAAATCAGCCTCAGCAGCATCTGAAGCTGTAATCTTGGCTAATTGGGTACCATTAAGGTCAAAGATGTAGGCTGAACCTGAATTGGAACCATTGTCGTCATCAGAGTAAGCCCCAACCACTATTCTACCGTTACCTACAGCAACTGAATGTCCAAATCTATCATTAGAAGCACCATCTGAAGCTGTAATCTTGGCTAATTGGGTACCAGATAGATTGTAGATGTAGGCTGAGCCTGAAGAAGAACCATTATCGTCATCAAATGGAGTCCCTACCACTATTCTACCGTTGCCTATAGCAACTGAATAACCAAATTGATCATCAGCAGCCCCATCGGAAGCGGTGATCTTGGCTATTTGGGTTCCATCTAGGTCAAAGATGTAGGCTGAGCCTGAAGAAGAACCATTGTCGTCATCTCTAAAAGCCCCTACCACTATTCTACCGCTACCTACAGCAACTGATTTACCAAATTCATCATCAGCAGCCCCATCTGAAGCCGTGATCTTGGCCAATTGGGTACCATCTAGGTCAAAGATGTAGGCCGAGCCTGATCTATTACCATTGTCGTCATCTTGGTAAGCCCCTACCACTATTCTACCGTTACCCACAGCAACTGATTTACCAAAGTAATCAAAAGAAGCAGCATCCGAAGCAGTAATCTTTACTTCATTTGAAGGGATTGTAGTAACGTCTCCAGAACCCCATAGATAAGGTTCACCGTACTTAGTGGTTGTTAATTTTCCTGTACTATTTTTAAAGGCCATCTGCCTGACCTCCTATTTTTTTAAGTCTTCAATTTTTTGATTTAACTCTTTGATAGCCTCAACTAATAACGCAGCCACATTACCATAAGATACTGATTTGATGCCGTTAGGATCTGTTGACACAACTTGAGGTAAATGTTGTTCAATTTCTTGTGCAATAAAACCAACTTTTTCTTTTTGAGTTTCATCGGATTTCATTGTAAACATTTTACCAGAAAGTTTTGTTACGATATCTAACGCACCTTCGATTGATTTAATATTATCTTTTAGTGTTTCATCTGAAGTAGATGTGATGTCGCCTGATACGACTAAATTTCCTGTAATGATACTATCACCGTCTGCGTTTGTTTCTAAACCACCAAGTGAAGCCCAACCTTCTGCATTGTATCCTTCAAATCGGCCTTCGTCTTTGTTGTAACGTATAATACCTTCAGAACCTGTTGTGAGTGGTGGAACTGAAGAAACTGTTTCAACAACTGGAACACCAATCCAATCACCTTCTCTTACATCTAAGTTACTACTATTGATTTCAACAACACCTTTATCTCCAAGATATTGAATAGCCGTTGAAGCGTCGGCCGTGATTGTGTTTTCTGATAATAATAAACTATCTACTAAAAGTGAGCCTAAAGTAGCATCACCTGTAACTGATAAATCTGAATTAATGGCAAGTGTACCAGATGAATTTGTAAGAGCAATTGTATCTAAATTAATACTGTTTGTAAAGAAACCATCGTACCATTTGTATGTTGAAGAACCAATATCGTAAACTTCATCAAACGCAGGTAGTATATCTTCAGAAACAGCAGAAAGATCGGCAGATCCACCGCCACTTGCTGCTGTTCCCCACTCAACACCTGTACCTGTAGATTTTAAAACTTGTCCCGCAGTACCAACACCGCCGCCAGCAGTTAAAGTACCTGTTAAAGTAGCGTCATCTAAAGTTTTATTTGTTAATGTTTGAGATCCAGATAAAGTTACAACACTACTTGTATTAGATAAATCTGTATAAGAACCACTTGTTGCAACAGTAGATAATCCTAAATTTGTAATCGCATTTGATTTTTGAGTAGATGTTAATCCTTGAGCATTTGTATCAATTCTTAATCTGTTAGATAATGCAGTTGTAGTTGTTGAAGCATAATTAGCATCATCACCTAAAGCTGCTGCTAGTTCGTTTAAAGTATCTAAAGCACCTGGTGCTGAGTCAATTACATTTGCAACTGCCGTATCAACATAGTTTTCTGTAGCTAAATTTCCTGTACCACCTGAAATTGTTGATCCCGCTGGAAGAACAATTGAACTACCTGAAGCAGTAATCGTAGCATTTCCTAAATTGATTGAAGTACCACTTAAATAGATATCTCTAAATTTAAATGATGAACTACCTAGATCGTAAGTTACATCTGTATCTGGCAATATATGGCCAGAAACAGTTGTTGTTCCTGAAATATTTAAATTATCATCAATGGTAACTGTACCACCTGCTGAATCTATTGTAAGATTTCCTGAAGACGTATCAATTTCATTGTCTCCTGTTATACCTAATTGAATATTTTTTTGTAGATTACCAACTAACGAACCACCTGCAGTACTTCCATCATGTAATCTTACGGTGCTAAGAGTTGTATCTACAGTTATCTCACCAACCAAACCTGTATAGGCATCATTTTCAGCGGTGGAACCTCTTCTTAATTGTAATATTGTTGGCATTTATCTAACCTCTCTAAACTTTTTTTTAACAAATAACTCTATCATTATTTATAATTGTTTTTATGATATACTCCCAAAATTTAATCTATAATATTGATAATCATTAGCATCAGATGTTACTGTTGATAAAGACACTCCAAAAGCATCGCTAGGAGTTGAAGACACCGCAGTTTCTCCTCCACCTAAATCTAAGTAGTAGTTACTTGAAACACTTGTAGATAGATTTTCAAAATTTGATAATGTATCTTGTCCAGAAAATTTATTACCTATGTATGCCATAAATTATTATGATGAAATATCATCTACAGTACTTACAATTACATCAACTGAGGATGCAGTATCGGAAATAACTTTTAAAGCATCTCCACTTTTTACTACATATTTAGCTCCTCCATCAATTAACTGTAAAGTACCACCTTTCTGTATTGGTGCGTTTTTTATTAAGTAAACATCATTTGAAGTATCAGCATCCGTTAAGTAAACATCAACAATAATCTGTCCATTAGTTGTATTTGATAAACCTATACCAATTATAGTATCGTATGTATCTGCTGTAAAAAGTGTACTCGCTGAGGTTCCAACGTTTCGTGCTGTATATCTTCTAAAATTTTGTGCCATATTACTATTTATTCATTTCTAAAGCGCAATCGCCATTGCAATAGCAAATCCCGTTGACGCTTTGTTGTCTAATTGTGTTTGTAAATTACTTGTTACTCCATTTAAATACTGAAATTCTGTATTTGAAACTGATCCATCTGCTATTTGAGTTGCATCTAGTGCTGAAATACCCGATTGTACATAAGAGGTAATTTGACTTGCTTCTATGTATTTTTCAACACCGCCATCTGAAATAGCAAACTTATCTGTATCAGCAATTGTGATACTAGAACCATCGGTCATACCATCAATGTTTAAAATGGCCTCTACTTCACCCCACTCTAACGCTGTAGCACCAGAGTTTACTTTTAATACTTGTCCAGAAGTACCAAGTGTACTAAGACCTGTACCACCATCAGCATAACCAATTGTATCTGAAGTTGTAAATTCAGCAAGACCTGTAGGATCTCCACTTCCATTAAATATGCCTTTTATAGGTACTTGATCTGCCATATTATGCTAACACCAAAGTTGTTTTTGATGTTCCTCCTCTTGTTGTAAATGGTATATAAAGACTTGTAACAGCTGTACCTAATGTGGATCCTGTTGTACTAGGATCTATATAGGTAGATGTTCCATTTCTTTTTACAAATGTTATACCACTTGATGTGCCAACAGTTAATGTGTCAGTTGATGCATCAGTTGTAACAACATTTAATCCACCACCAACAACTGTTAATGTGTCTGTACTTGAATCTGCTAAAATATCAGATTGACCAGATACAGATATAGTTGTAAAAGAATTACCACTACTACCACCACCACCACCAATTTCTTTTATGGTGCCACTATCATTAATATAAAATTTTTGTGCCGAGGTATCAACTGCAACCTCACCACTTACAATATCACTTGTAGTTGGTGTGGTTGTACCTCGTTTTAATTTTATAACAGTCGCCATATTTTTTTTTCTAATAACAACTATTAATAAGTTCCGCCGTCTAAATCTCCATACTCAACATTTGTACCATTTGACTGAAGGATTTTACCATCAACACCAAGTGATAACTTAGCAAGAGTATTTGAACCACTTGCATATAAAATATCACCAGTAGTGTATGATGTTTGACCAGTACCTCCATATACTTCACCAATCTCAGTCGCATTCCAAGTACCAGTTGCGATAGTACCTAATGTTGTAATTGATGTTTGACCAACATATGTAGCAGCAATATCAATACTGTTAGCATTTGCAGTAATTCTATTTGTTGTTCCTACAACATTTAGAGTATTACCAGATTTAGTCATACCATCACCAGCAGTGATTTGGCCAAGACCAGAGAACTGTACAAAAGTTACATCATTTGTACCAACTGTTCCAACAGCCTCACCTAATACCCAACCAGTGTCAGCATATGTAGAACCATGTGTTACCCATACAAAGTCACCACCAGCCATTTCTGTAGGTGTATCAAAGTCTGTTGCTCTAGTTAATACTGTTGTTGAAGTCAGTACATAGATACCATTGTGAGCAGCAGTTGATTCACCAGCAATGATAATTCTATCACCTGTAGTAATATCTGTATCACCATCTAAATCGCCACCTGCAATATCTAAAGCAGTTGATAATGTTAATGTTGCACCAACTCCAGAACTACCGTTACTATAAGTTACAGTATTTCCTGTGATTGTAGCAAGAGGAGTATCAATGTAAGCATGTACTTGTTCATGGACATGTAATCCTTCTGCAACAGCATCAACATATGATTTAGTAGCAGCGTCTGAGTCTGCTGTCGGTTCAGCAAGATTTGTTATTCTTGCACTTGATACATCTACTGTACCAGTACCGTCAGGATTAATAGTAATGTTGCCATTTGTATCTGTAGAAGCGATTGTATTACCATTGATATTTAAATTATCAATTTGAGCTTCAGTAACAGCAGAGCCTGTACCAATTGTTCCACCATCAAATGAACCACCATTAATGTCTGGACTTGTTAATACTTTATTTGTTAAAGTTTGTGTATCTGATAATGTTGCAACAACTGTATTATCAATTCCTACAGTTAATGTGTTACCAGAACCAGATGTATCAATACCAGTTCCTCCAGCGATTGTAAGTGTTTCACTGTCTAAATCAATAGATAATGCACCACCTGAATCACCTTG